TACTACTGGTTTTACTGGTACCAATGTCTCTCAAGTGTTGATGGAATTAAATAGTAAAATTCCAAGTGTGTTGCCAGAAGCAGGAACATATCAATTAGTAGGTTGTGTAGAAGATTATAGAAATAATCAAGCAATAACAGGGAAAACAGTTATAAAGACTGAAATCCCATGGTCAAAAACGCCTTCAAATATATTAAAGAATGGAACACCAGATTTATATATTTGTTATATTGGCGATCAGCCAATGAATCGTTATGGCGCAAATGTAGAACCACAAACTGCATGTTTTATTTTTGGTCCAGATATAGATAAAAGATATTATTTAAAAGATACATCTCCTTCAACATGGGCACCAGCTATGGCTTTTGGCTATCAATGGAGTAATGCTCCGTTTGACACCGATTCAAGTAGTTATGGGAATGTTAAGGTGTCAGAATTTATATATAGAGATTTATGTACAATTAAAACTTTTTGGCGCAATGATAATTTTACTCCTACTGTATTATCTCAATTAGAAGGGATTTCTTGTTATCAATCAACATCAACAAGATCGACATCTTATGGGCCAGAAATTGTTATGGAAACAAGTGGCAATACATATAATAATTCATTATGTATTACAAATATAGATTTGACAAATGGTGTTACGGTTCATTGGGGTTGTCAAGGAAAAAATCCTGGATATAGTTTATGGTCGTTGACTCTATTAGTTTTTAAGAGGATGAATGAATAATTATGATTAATTTAATATCTCCCCCCCCCAAGTGGGGATAGTCAATCAAAAAGTTACTTCTTATAATTATCAATATATAGAAATAAAATTTAATTTTATCCCTTCTTATGCCATTTTGAATTTTTATTTAATAAATAATCAAAATTATAATTTTTATGGCAATGTTATAATATTTAAAGAAGAGCCTCCTGTTTCATGGGATAATTATAGTTATTATAAATTGGGGGAAAATTATAATTTAGCGTTTGATGATATAAGTTTAAATAATAATATTTTGTCAATAAGTCAGGCATCTTCATATAATTATTATGTACAAGGAATCGTTTTTTAAGGAGAAATTATGAGCATTTCAAATATTGTTAAATTTAATGAAACTGGTATCCCCCCCTGGACATCTGATGATGAAGGCAAAGTCTTGTCTATCAAAGAAAATAAATTAGCTTGGGTAGAAATGAACGGAACGCCGGTAGAACCAGAAATTGAGAAATATAAATGGGTTATTTTACCTAACAAGTATACTATTTATAATGAAGAAGGAACAACTTTAAAAACAGAAGATAGAACTCTCACTGAATGGGAATGCCCCAAAAGTGGAAATTATGTTGTACAACTTCATGCTCAAGGTGGCACTGGTGGTAATTGGATGGGGCAACAAGTGTCCCAAGGATCATATCCTTTGGTAACTTATTCTACTAAACAGTTTACCGGCGGCGGTGGAGGAGGATCAGGTGCTAAAATTACACTAAATATAAACAAAGGACAAAAATATTCTCTTTCAGTTAATAATAATAAATCTACTTTTGGAGACTATTATGTTGATCGTGGCGAAAATGGTAGTAACGCAGATTTTAATTCATCTACGCCCGGGACAGGAGGAGAAGTAGGGAGTTATCATTCTTCTTTAACTCTAATGGCAGAAAAAGGAGAAGATGGGACGAAAAAAGTGAAAACGAGTGCCACTTCTGGTTTTGGATATGAAAAAGCGTCCGGCGGAAGCGGGTATGCTATTAAAGATGCCAATGATACTGTAGGATACGGTTCAGGTGGGCGCAGCGGAACAGGACAATATGTTTTTGTTGCTGATGATAGAATATATACTGAAGAAGGAGAAGAAGGACAAGGTCCTGCAATAATTATTAGAAGAAAATTGGAGTGATTTATTATGGGAATTTTTATCCCCCCCCTGGAAAGAAATTCAGGTATAAATACTAAATTTTATAAATTTAATCTTAATGATAGTAATCTTGATATAAACACTTTGAGCGCGACTAACACCCAAGAAAGCACAAAAAATTTTTCATATTCAATTTTAACAGGTGTTCAACATTCAGGTGGTGCAAGTGAAGATGGAGACCTAAGAGTCCCAGCAAAAGTGCCAACAATAGCTGAAAAGACTGTTACTATATCGGGCAGTGATGGGGCTTTTATTTATGGTTATGTCAGTATAATGAAAAGTTATTCTAATCAAGAAAGAGTAGCTTTGCCCGCATTTGCTTTTACAAACGATAAATTTTCTCCTGGTTATAGTTTTAGCTCTACTGAATTTGGTGATGCTATAGAGGCCGAGTCACGTTTTGTAATTATTAAAGTAAGTCACCCAGATTTTGATGTAACTGAAACTATTAATTTTGATATTCAAATGCAATTTGCAGATGCTGTCGCTTATTATTTATATATTTGGGTGCAAAAGTAAAATAAAAACAACCAAGGTATTTTTATCTTGGTTGTTTTTTTATCATTTTCTCAAAAAGAAAGTCAGTCTCTAATTTAATATTAATATCACTAAATCTGCGTCGCGTTTCACCGGAGAAAGAATCAAGTTGTTTGGTGGCCATAATCTTTCTATAAGACTCTTGATTTATAATTTTTAATTCAGGAAATTCTTGATATATTTTTTGTAATTTTTCTGTAATTCTATTTTCAGTAGGAGGAGATAAAGTGATTACTTTTTTAAGAAAAATATATTGCCCATCAAATTCTTCTATGCACAATTCTTTTATCGTTTTATTTAGAAATTTATATTTACTATCAGGCAGCCAACCAGTTTCATAACCAGGAATAGCAATTCCTTTGGCTCTGCTTAGTAGGGCCATACACTGTCTATCTAAGTCCGTCTCTAAAGGGATATTATGCCCAAGAATAAAATATCCAAGGCGTCCATAATGTTCTGAATATAATCTATACCCAGAGCTTAAACGAATTAAGTCTCTTTTGTCCATATTTTTTAATTTATCTAAAGTCCATCTAACTAATATTTTTTTTGCTGTGGCCGATATTTCAGGAAAATTAATATATTCGTCTCCAAGCGCGGCCATAGTATCAATATTGCAAGAATAAACAAAATTATCATTTACAAGATTGAACAATTTCAAAAGCTCAGTATTAGACAAAAATAAAGTGCGGCCACCATTTTCTTGAAAAGCCTGATAAACAATAGCATCAAATATATTTTGATATTTATTATTTTTATTGAGCTTAGAAAATGCTTTTATTTCATTTTCATAGACTTCATTTATTCTATATCTTGTGGGCCCGTCAAGTATTTGAAGATCACAATAAAGCGCTAAATCTTCTAATTGTTTTTGCTTAGAATATCCACCTTTTTTAGAAAGCCCCAAAGACTCACATAAGGGCCCATATTTTAATTCTTGGCCTTTAATTTCATTCATTTTTTCGGCCAAATTATCAGGAATGTTTTTCATCTTTTTTTCTCCATTTTTGTCTATTTGTCTATTTTTTGTGCTATACAATTTTAGAAAAAGGCGACGCACTTTTTCGTTAAGAAATTGTATTCCTAAAATATTTTTGTCTAAATTCATGTTCATATATAGATATATTACAGTATATGAACAAGAAAATAGACAAAAATATTTTTTTAAGTTTTTTCCTATCTATTTTATTACTTTTTTATGAACATGTCAAGTAAAATTAAAAATTTATTTTATTGATCTTTAATTTATAAAAATTTTTCTCTATTAGTAATAAGAATATATATTTTATCTAATATAGAATATTAGAAGAGATTGTAATAAATATAAGCAAATATAATAAT